GAGTGCGATCAATGGAGCCGACTGCAACATCAGGAACCGAGCGGAAGGATCTTCTTCCTCCCACGATTTGGCAAAGCGCGGCATAGCGGCCAGTGCTTTCAAATCCTTGATAGCACCATACAAACGAGTATTCTGGGCATTGGTTGAGCCAAGGAATATCTTGTCAACCGGAACCATTGGGTACTCATTCCCGTCTGAATCAGACACATACCATTCGTCGTAGGTATAAAGATCAATATTGAGGGAATTATAACGGAGCAGACCAAGATAGTTGGCGCCATTTGGAAGCATCTGAGGATTGATTTGTCCCAGGGTCACCTTAATGGCGCTGATGTCGCCACCTGATTTATCATTAATGCGCAACCAGTTCAGCAGAGCGGAAGCGGCAGATGAACCAAGAACGGCAACATTTGATACAACTCCGCTGTCCTGGGCATTTGCCCGGGCCCAGGTACTGAGGTTATCAAGCGGGACGCTGTTGGTGGTATCTGTCCAGAGTGCAGTACTGGTAAGAGTAATTTTGTGACCGGCGGCCATCTGAAAATCAATGGTGTCATTGACGCCTTCGCCAACGACGCTGATTGTTCCGGCATTTAGTGCCTGGGCAGCCATCCATTCTTCGCGGCGGGTGATCATGTCGTCTAGATTGGCCAGGTCTGTCCCGACCTGCTCCGCTGCACGCTGTGCCAGGGTCATTCCTCCGGGATATATGGTTGTGCCGGCAGGACGCATTAAAATATCAGCGGCGGTGGTCACCATCTTTGGTTTTACGTAAGGGGGCTTATAGGAGTTGGTGCTGTAACCAAGCCGTTCAACAACCTTACCGGCCTGCACAGGAGCCACAAAAGGGGCCATCCGGCGCTTACCTTTGTAAATATCAATATCGACATTTTCAGTGTCAAAAGTTTTGGTGGTTTTAAAGAACGTATCGAGCAGAAATGATTTGGGACGCTTGAGCTGGCTGACAATATCCAACAGGGTGCGGGTTTCGAAAAGGCTGATCGAACCAAACAGCAACAGTCCAGCTGTATGATCATGAGTGACCGCAAGAGCGGCAGATGGAAGCCACAGGACGGCGGCCAGGATACAGCATAATGTTAAACAGACATAGAGCGAAAAGGTTTTCATGTGATATCTCCTGGCGGGTTATTATCCCGCAAAGGTTAAGGGTTGATATAAAGAGACGATACTATCGCCCGGGATAAATCGTTATGCGCTTACTGGAGATTTCAGGAAAATCCCTTTTGCGCGGAGACCGTCCTTGATACTGGCTGCGGTATGTGCGGTGCCAATAGTCAGGGCATCCTGGTTGAATTCGCCAGTCAGATAAATATTGCAGGTTTTATCTCCGCCGGAAGCATCGCAGGATTCAGCGAGGACAGCTAATGGCGTCTGACTGCCATCAGAAGCGGCACTGAGGCTCAGATTAAGCTTACCGCCAGTAGTAATTTTTCCGAGTACGGCACCGCGTAAAAGATTCTGTCCGGATACCAATGTGGCACTGTCGGTCACGATATCAAAACTACCGGCAACCAGCGCATCAGGGGTAAAAGTTTCTGTTGACATGGTATTCTCCTTGGTTTTTAACTTTTCCTATACGAGTAGGGATTAAGCATGAATGGTTTTAACGGTTCGCGTTAGCGGCAGCCACGGCGGCAGATACAACCGAGGCGTGCTCTGCAACGTCATGGTTTGCTTCTCCACCTTCAACAACTACTACTGCCGGAGGACCACCTGCAGCAAAATCGGTTGCTGTTTTATCAAGAGTGGCTTTTTCTGCGGCCATAATTTTTCCTGCGGCGGCATCCGCAGAAACACCTTCTGTGATGCACTGCCGAACCAGCGCTTCATGGCCCGGCAGCGCATTAGTTTGAATGGCCAGTATACGGGCCTGCTCAGATGTCGCTCCGGCAGTCATACCTTCAGTTACCACTGCCTGGTAGATCTCCGGATGTTTCTCTTTTAAATCCTGTAAATTCATAATCTCCTCACTTTCTGACGCTGAAATTGGCGCGGCAGTACCCACCGCATTTGATTTTTGCTTCATTATTTCGATCATCTGGGGCAAAGTGGCTACACCGTCCACCAAGCCAGCGGCTAGTGCCGCCTTACCGGTAAAAACTCTGCCATCAGCCATATTTTGCAGAACGGTATCGGTATCTACTCCCCGACTTTCCGCAACAGAATCCACAAACAAGCTGTAGATGTAATCTACATCAGCTTGGATGGTGTCCTTGCCATCAGCCGATAACGGGGCATACATGGAAGTAACTCTCTTGTATTTTCCGGCGGTGATTTCAGTGGTCTTAAGCCCCTGTTTTTCTTCCCAGCCGGAAACGTCTCTATGACTACTAACCACGCCGATTGACCCAACGCGGGTTGTATCATCAGCCATATAAACACAACCGGTTGCCGCTCCTGCCCAGTAAGCAGCACTGCACATAGTTCCGTCAGCAAGTGCCGCCATCGGTTTTTTGTTCTTACATGCCGCAATTATATCGGCCAGCGCCTGAGTCCCGTCTACCGTTCCACCAGGGCTATCTACATGGAGCAGAACCGACTTCACAGCCGGATCATTGATTGCAGTTTGAACATCGCGGCCAATTAGTTCCGTTGAGACGCCACCGCTGATCTGGGAAAACAGGTTCATTTTCTTGGCAATAACTCCCATAACAGGAACAACAGCTACGCCGTCTATCACGTCATAGCCTTGCGCCTGATTCGATAACGGCCTTCCCATAGAAGCCTCAATATCCGGAATATTGATTTTATCGCCCTTCAAATGAGTAGCGTAAATGCTCCTGATCTCGTTCAACATAGTAGGCTCAATAGCCCAAAGCCCATTTACGATATCGATAATTTTCATGCCGCCTCCGGTAAATCTTCATTTTGTGCTGGCTCTGTTATTGCCACAGGTGCGGGTTGCACCCCGGTCTGATCCTCACGGCGCATTCTTTCCTCTTTTGCGCGCTGGATGTGGTTTGTTTCCCAATCGGTACAGGTCAGATTGGATGATTCGATGGCACGAGTTGAAAATTCTTCTTCTACACGAATTTTGGCGGCGTTAGCTTCCTTGACCGGGTCAACCTGGGGTTTCTTTGGTCCGGTCCACTGTGATCCGAGATAGGCCATACGCATAATGGGAGAAGTAAGAAAACCAGGTGCAGCTATACGTTGCAACGCAACGGCCTCAGTCATGAACATTTCATAAATGACGCTGTATAAGTTATCCACCAGCCAGGCGCGGCGCCCCAAATAGAATACCCATGCCTGCTCCACTGCCATGCGGGCGGCGGAATATGATGCAGTGAAATGTTGAACAAGTACTTCGTAGGGGATTTCCAGCGCAATACCGATCTGACGCACGATAGCAAGGAAGAATGGATCAAAACCTTTGTTGGGTCGGGATGTTTCCGCGATTTCGATCTCTTCCCCGGGTGCCAGGTCAATAACCGCTCCGTTACCCAATTTAATATCCCCACTGGTGATATTGGTTGTAGTTCCCGGACCATAACTAACCACTCCGCTGCCGGAACCATGCGGAGCAGAATTCATGTTGCCAAGTCCGGCTCCCGCCGGAGTTTTTACAAAGACCGTGAACATGGCAGAAACCACTGCGGCCATCAGTTCAGCCTGGCTATATCTGGTAATCATCCGGAGCGGTTCAAGTACCGGCGCAAGAAATGGGGCGGTACGGGTTTGACCGATACGCATCGGACGTTTGAGATGAATAATATTTGGCAGGGTGGTTTTTGTATCGTATGCGGGGACACGATCCCATTTCCAACGCCCCTGATCGACATACAACAGGTTGCCAGGGTGGCCCTTCAGTATGTGATAGGCGATCGGTTCACCGGTAACGGAATCCTTTTCAACACCGCCAACCATGGTGGAAGAATCAAGCGCAAAGTTTGGATTACAGACTCGGTCAGCTTCAATCAGCTGTAAACAGAGACTATATGGATTGCGACCACGTTTTTTACGGGGGAGCGAAATAAAAACATCACCGTTTTCAAGGGTGGAGCGAAAGGCCAATTCGCCTAAGCCGTTCAGATTAAATTCACGGGACCAGTCACATTCCTTGGATTGGGAAAACAAACGCCATTCTCGTTCGGTAACGCGTTGCCATTCTTCTGCCTTGGCATCATCCATTTTGATGATTGATCGGTCAATAGCAGGCTGCAAGGTCAGTCCGGATCCTATCACGGCGGTCACCGTGCTGTTGATGGCACCCGCTGCAATCGGGAAATTGCGCACGGCATCACGGCAGCGGCTACGCATGTCATTCAGATCCATCATTGTTGCTGTATCGGCATCAGTTGCGAACGGCAACCAGGTATTAGTTTCACGCCGGTTACGGGAGCCGCCGTCATACCCACCACTACCGGAAAGAGTTGCCATAAACTGGGAAGCCACAGCAGTGGTCATACGTGCATGCATGCGTTTTGCAGCACGTTCCGGAGCAAAGAATTCGATGGTTCGGTCCAGGATGTTTGGCTGGATGTTGGGTACCAGACTATTTTTAGCAACGGATGTACTCATAACAGAGTTACCCCGCGAACACGACAACCACTGCCGGAAGTAAGGCGAGTAACTTGCGTTTGCCAATAATTAATTTTATTGGTGATTTCTGCAGCATCAACGTAGGTAATTTGGCGGGAATTACCGCCTGAGTCGAAACGATAGGACTGTCCTGCGGCAACGGCCGCATCGGCAGCAAGCCAGGTGGCCAATTGTGCTCTTGCTATTACCAGAGTAATTCCGCTTTCATCAGACATGGTTGCTCCGTGTTGCATTCTGGAAAAATAAAGGCCTCTTGTTGTATAAGGCCTAGAATAAAAGTTATTTTTATAAAAGTATAGGGGGGCTAACCCCACCCTAACCCCGGGCGAGCCGGTAAAATTGACATTTATACAATAGGAACAGCCAGAGAATC